GAGAGACGCTATTAATGGCAGTAAATCTTTTGGTGAAGCTATTTCTGGTGTCTTAAATAATCTTAAAAATAAACTTCTTGATCTAGCTTTAAATAAAGCAATTAGCGGTATTGGGAAATCTCTTGGTTTAGGTGGTAAAGGTGGTTTCTTCTCTGGTCTATTTGGAAAAGAAAGAGGAGGAAGAGTTAATGCTGGTGGTGCATTTTTGGTGGGCGAGAGAGGGCCTGAGATTTTGCAGATGGGTTCAAAGGGTGGCAATATAATTCCAAACAGTCAAATTGGTGGAGGTGGAGATTCTGTTGTTAACAATATTTCAGTTAGCGTAGACGCATCAGGATCGACTGTTAGCGGTTCATCTGCTGGAGGTAATGAGTTAGGTCAGCAGATTGCTATTGCAATACAATCTGAACTAATTAAACAAAAACGTGCTGGAGGTTTATTAGCATAATGGCAACTTTTCCAAGTATTACCCCACAATATTCAACTCAAGAAACTGTTGAGCAAGATAGTTTGAGAATAAAGCTAGGTGATGGTTATGAGCAGCGTTTTGTTCAAGGACTGCCAGCAAATAAAAGATTAATTACTTTAAATTTAACTTTTAATGTATCGACAACAGACGCAACAACTATTGATACTTTTTTAGATGCAAGATTTGACGATCAGGCAAACTTTGATTTTACACCGCCACATCATTCTTCAGCTTTGAAATTTGTTTGCACAAGAAGATCCAGAACAGCGATTTTAGATAATAGAGTTACTATGAATTTAACATTTGAAGAAGTAGCAGAACCCTAATGGCAATACCTGTATCTGAACTACAAAAGCTTAATCCTAGTTCAAGAATAGAACTTTTTGTAATGGAACTTGTAGAGGGTTTGCATTATGCCACAGGAAACCCATCTAGTGTGCCTACTACATACAGATTTCATGCTGGTTCTAGTATGAACTCTAATGCAGAAATAGTTTGGCAAGGAAACTCTTATCAAAGATTTCCTATTACATTTGAGGGGGCTGAGTTTACAGGAAAAGGACAAGTCCCAAGACCAACTTTAACTGTTGCGAATTTAGGTGGCATTACTAGAAGTGGGTCAGTTATTACTGTTACTGATTTGATGATTATTGTAAATTTAACAACCCCTCATAATGATTTAGCAGATGCAAAAATAACAAGAATTACAACGCTTGCAAGTGAACTTGATGCTGCTAACTTTCCTAGTAGTAGCAATCCATTTGGCACACCATCTTCAAATGAATTACCTCAAGAAATATTTTTTATTGATAGAAAAACAAGTGAATCAAGAGAAATTGTACAGTTTGAGCTTGTCGGGGCTTTAGATCAAGCTAATAAAAAATTACCAGCAAGACAAGTCACAAGAAATGAGTTTGCTGGAGTTGGTACTTTTATAAATAGATAATGACTTATCTCTGGAAACAAGATGCAATAAAACACGCACAGCAATGTGATCCAGAAGAATCATGTGGAATTGTTGGATTGAAAAATAAACAAGAGAGATATTATCCTTGTAAAAATATTGCAAGTGAGGCTAAATTAGAATCTTTTGTAATAGACCCTTTGGATTATGCAGATGTTGAAGATTCTGTTGATGAGATTATTGGTATTGTTCATAGTCACCCTCAAGATATTTTAGAGTTTTCAGAATCTGATAAATATAGTTGTAAATCAATAGATTTAACTTTTTATCTTGTTTCACCGAAATCAGATAAAATAGCAATAATAAGACCTGATGAAATAGATGCTTAAAAAAATAAAAGTTTACGGCACTTTAAGAAAATTCTTAGGTCAAGCTGAATTTGAAGTTGATCTTAATACACCTAGAGAGGCGATAAGTTTTTTAGTTTGTAATTTTAAAGGTATCGAGAAACATATGGCAGAACAGTTTTACACAATACAAGTTGGAGCAAAAGTTATAACAGAAGATTTATTAAATTTCAATACACAAGAAGATATAAAAATTATTCCTGTTGTTCATGGAAATTTCTTTCAAATTTTACTAGGTGCTGGTGCTTTATTTGGCTCGTCAGCTTTGGGTAATTTAGCGACTTTTGCAGGTCAAAAACTTTTAACAAGTGCATTGACAGCGATTGGAACAAGTATGCTTGTAGATGGAGTTACAAGTATGCTCACACCACAAGAAAATACTTCTTCAGCAGTATCTGGTCAAGACAGTTTAGATCCAGCAGCTTTGGCTTCTAATTACTCTTTCACAGGGCTGACAAATATCAGCAATGCGGGTGTTCCAGTGAATTTAGTATATGGAGAAATCTTGGTTGGCTCTATTGTGGTATCTAATGGAGTTGATACTGTACAGGTAGAGGGTAACAACTGATGGCTATACAAGAATTTGACCAAAATACAGTTTTTAACAACCCTGATCTTCCTAGTGGTGCATTATCGTCTAAGCAATTTAACACAATCGTGGAGTTACTAGGGGAGGGAGAACTGGAGGGGAGTGCAACAGCATCAAAAGCTAGTATTACAGATAAAACTTCAACTGCATACTTCAACGCTTTTAAAAAAGATATCTTCTTAAATGGAACACAAGTTTTACAGGAAGCAGCAAGTAACACAGCACCACAAGATAGTGATTTTAATTATAAAGATGTTGGTTTTGACTTTAGACTTGGCACTGCTAGTCAGACATTTATAGAAGGAATATCAAACATTGAAACTGAAACTGTTATTGGTACAACTGTCACGACCTCTGCCCCTGTCACTCATACTGTAAGTTCAAGTGATATTAATGCTGTCAGGGTCACACTAAGATTTCCCTCAATGCAAAAGTTTGAAGATGATGGTGACATTAATGGAGTAGAAGTTAATTTATTAATAAAAACTATTGAAAATGATGGAACAACAACAACTGTTATTAATGACACAGTAGAAGGAAGATCAACAAACGCATATTTCAGAGATTATATTGTCAAGCTTAAATCAACTACATCTTTTCCTGTAGCTATCAGAGTCGAAAGAGTGACAGCAGATAGTTCAGATGCAAAACTTGTCAACGCTTTTCAATTTAATCAAGCCACTAATATAATTTTTGAACAGAACGCATATGCTAATACTGCTCATGTTGCATTAAGGTTTAATGCTGAACAGTTCCCAAGAATACCAAAAAGGGTATATAGGATTAGAGGACGGAAGATTAAGATACCGCACAACGCAACTGTAGATTTGCAGACTGGTGCAATCTCTTATGCTGGTACATTTAACGGAACTTTTAAAACAGATAAAGAGTGGACTACTGACCCAGCTTGGATTTTATATGATTTGCTTGTAGATACTAGGGCTGGTTGTGGTATTGCAGAATCTAACCTTGATAAATTTAGTTTTAAAACAGTAAGTGAATATTGTGGAGCATCTGTTGATGCTGGCAATGGTGATGGATCTACGGAGCCAAGATTTAGCTGTAATGTAAACATCACACAACAACAGGAAGCCTATGGGCTGATCAATGCACTTTGTTCTGTGATGCGTGTAATGCCATTTTATTCGGCTGGTGGAATAGCAATATCACAAGACTCACCAAAAACAGCAAGTTATATTTTTACAAATGCAAATGTTACTGAAGCTGGATTTTTATATGCTGGATCAAGTTTAAAAACAAGACATACAGTAATAAATGTTAGTTATTTTGATATGACAACTCAAGAAATTGATGTTGAGACTGTCGAGGCTGATGCTGCAACTCAAACAAAATATGGCGTTGTTGTTAAAAATATAAAAGCATTTGCCACAACAAGTCGTAATCAGGCAAGAAGATTAGGTCGTTGGTTTTTATATAATGAACAAAATTCTGGTGAGACTTGCACTTTTACAACAACTGCTGCTGCTGGTGTATTAGTGCGATGCGGTGATGTAATAGAAATATCTGACAGATTAAAAGCTGGTGTGAGGCGTGGAGGTTTGCTTAAAAGCGTTACGAGTACAACAGTTGTTGTTTTAGATGATTCTGACAGCACAGATATTCCTAGTTTAGGAGATAGCCCAACAATTTCTATTATTTTGCCAGACGGATCTTTAGAAGAAAAAACCATCAGTGGTATTTCTTCAACAACAATAACTGTATCCTCTGCTTTTAGTGCAGCACCAAATCAACACGCACCATATATTTTAGAAACCTCTAATTTAGAAAGTTCAACTTGGAGAGTTGTAAGTGTAAAAGAAAATGAAAATAAAACTTTTAGTATTACTGCTTTATCCCATAACTCTGCTAAATATGCTTTTGTAGAAGATGGCACAACAATGCCAACAAGAACTATTAATACTTTGACAACTATTTTAAATAAACCTGAAGGATTAATAGTAAGTGAAAAAATTGTAACTATTAACAATAAGGCAGTATCAAAATTAATTCTTGATTGGCAAACACAGTCAGGTGCAAGTAAATATGAAGTTCAATACAGATTTGCAAATGGTGATTTTAAGAAAATAGAAACTCTTTCAAGTGATGCTGAAATATTTAACAGTGATGCTGGTACTTATGAGATAAGAGTTTTCAGCTTCAATGCTCTTGGACAACCTTCAAGAGAACCCGCTACAGAAGAATTTGAAGCTGTTGGTAAAACTGCTCCACCTTCCGATATAACAAACTTATCTTATGAAGTGGTTGACGATAAAAATATTAAATTAAGATGGGACGCTGTACCAGATCAAGATGTTAGAGCAGGGGGGCGTATTCATATAAGGCATAGCCCTAAAACAGATGGTAGTGGTACTTTTCAAGATGCGACAGATTTAGTGTTTGGCTTAAGTGGAGCAAGCACAGAAAAAGTTGTCAGTTTACTTGAAGGTGAATACATTCTTAAGGCACAAGATGACGGAGACAGATTTAGCACAGGGGAAACATCTATTGTTATAGATTTACCAGATGCACAGCCAAAACTTTTAGTCCAAGCAAGGAGGGAAGATTTAGACAGTCCAGCCTTTGAAGGTTCTAAAACAAATATTGGCTATGATGCTGGTTCTAATACAATTAGTTTGGCTGGTACAGGTAACTTTGATGACAGTACAGATATTGATTCAGAAAACTCTATTGATGATATTGGAGGAGTTTCTTCTACTGGAACCTATTTATTTAATGAAACTCTAGATTTAGGTGCTGTCTTTACTCTTAATTTAAGAAAACTAATACAATCTGATTCTGTTTATTCAACAGATTTATTTGATTCTATTGTTGACCTTGATGCTAGACAAGATTTTGATGGGACAGCAAGTGTTGATACAAATGCTGAAGTATTTGTACAATTTTCACAAGATGGAACTTCTTATAATAATTTTCAGAAATTTGCAAATGGAGAATTTAAGGGCAGAACATTTAAATTTAAAACTGTACTAACAACTAATGATACAAACCAAGATATAAGAGTCTCACAACTTGGTTACTTTGCTGAATTTAAACAAAGAACAGAGGTTGGTTCAAAAACATCAAGCGGAAACACACAAGTTAGTTATGACCATACTTTCTTTACTGGGACTTCTGCACTTTTAGGTGCAAATTCTAATTTACCGAGTATTGGAATTACAGCTTTTGATATGCAAAGCGGAGATTTCTATGAAATAACAAATCAAACTGGTGATGGATTTCAAATACATTTCAAAAATAGTTCTAATGCGTCAGTAGCAAGAAACTTTAATTTTACTGCTATTGGTTTTGGTAAAGGGTAAAATTTAGGATATACTTAGAAAAAAAGTTGGTTTGCTATGTCAAGAGTCGATAATACTGGTGGATCTGGCTTTACCGTTGATAATGGTACTGGTCTTGTTGTTAGAACTAAATTAAATCAAATAATTGCTGCACTAAGTACTGTTAATCAAGGTTCTGGTGATCCTTCAATTGGTGTTGCAGCTTATGTTCCTCATATTGATGGTAATACTTTAAAAATCAGAAATGCAGCTAATAATGCCTTTGTAAGCTTGGGTGATGTATCGACCACAAACTTTGGTCATGCTGGATTATCAGCAGCTAATACTTTCACTTCAACAAATATATTTCAAGAAGATGTAACTTTTGATGGTGCTACTGCTGGAAGGGATGTTGTTTTTGACAGGTCAGATAATGCTTTAGAGTTTGCTGATAATGCGTCAGCTAAATTTGGAACTGGTGGAGATTTAACTTTAACCCATGATGGAACAGATTCTACTGTTGCTAATACAACAGGAGAACTAGTAGTAAAAGGGGATACACTTAAATTAAAACAAAATACGGCTGATGAGGTTTATTTAGTAGCAACTGCGAATGGAGGAGTTGATCTTTACCATAATAATGTAAAAAAATTAGAGACTGAATCTGGAGGAATATCACTTACAGGAGGAGCAGCAGCTAATATCACAGCCCTTTCTGATGGGTCAACAATAACGATAGACATGGCTACAGCCTGTCATCATTCTGTGACTCTAGGAGGTAACAGAACCTTTGCTGCACCAAGTAATCAAGTAGTAGGTCAGGCAGGTTCAATATTTATTACACAAGATGGCACAGGTTCTCGTACGGCTTCATTTAACGCAGCTTTTAAATTTGTAGGAGGAACAGCACCAACATTGACAACAACGGCGGCGGCGGTAGATCGAATAGACTATGTAATTTTATCTAGCAACGTAATCCATTGTGCAGTTTCTTTGGACGTTAAGTAATGGGTTTTTATGATGCAATAAGAATGGGAGCCTCTGGGGCTGCTGATAGTGCTTATACAGTAGATCGTAGTTTAAGGTTTAACAGAAGTGATGCACCTTATTTACAAGCGACTTTAGGAAATGGGGATGAGGATAAATGGACTTGGAGTGGATGGGTTAAAAAGACTGTTAACGGACAACATCAAAACTTATTTTCATCAGGTAGTTACAATATTTATACACACATTAATTTTGATAACAATGATAGAATAAGAGTTCAAAACTGGCACTCTGCACAAAAAGGTACAAAGATTACAACTAGAGTATGTCGAGACAATTCTGCTTGGATGCACATTGTCGTTATATGGGATTCTGGAAATTCAACTGCTGATGATCGAATAAGAATTTATGTTAATGGAACAAGAGAAACAACTTTTGATGATTCAACAAACCCAGATCAAAACCAAGACAGCGTAATAAATGGTAATAGTTTGGGAGGATCAACTTATGGTGAAGGTAAACATTTTATAGGTAAGTTTGCAAACACTTCTGATAATTCTGGCACTTATAAAGCTGAAATTAATTTTGTTGATGGACAAGCTTATGACCCATCATATTTTGCAGAAACAAACTCAGATACAGGTCAATGGGTTCCTAAGAAGTATGCTGAAAGTTATGGTTCAAATGGTTTTTATTTACCCCTATCGGATAATTCTGGAACGACTGCAACCACATTAGGTAAGGACTCAAGCGGTAACGGCAACAATTTTACACCAAATAACTTTGCAGTATCAGATTCAATACCTGATACTCCAACAAATAATTTTTGTACTTTAAATCCTTTAAATGAAACAAATGATGTTACTTTAAAAGAGGGTAATTTAGAATTTTTTCAAACCTCAAATGATGAGTCTGCGACAGGTACATTTGGCATAACTTCTGGAAAATGGTATTGGGAAGCTTATAAAAATAGCGGTGAAAACCCAGAGCTAGGTATTGAAACTTTTACAGCAGTTCTTGCAGCCAAAACAGATGTGCATAGCAATACAAAGGTATGCATTAGAACAAATGGTGGAGATCAACAAGTTGGAACTGGTACTGCGACATCTATAACTGGCGGATC